CGTGCGTTAACTCCGTTCCGTCATCTCTCCTAATTTCCTCAAGCTTGCCCGACACAGGATTAATGAAATGGGGAACGCAATCGGCTTTACCTGGATCGTCCTCGACTCGACCAGGGATGCCCTCCGCTGGAGTCTTGTAGATAAAGCCTTGCGTGAGTAAATCTGGCCGAGGAACAGCATTGGGTATGCTGACCGAACCGTATCCGCGATTGACGTACTCGGGTGCATCGTTCTCCAGCATTTCGATGAGCGAAACAACGTGAGAACGTCGTGCAAATGAATAACCTGCCATTACGTCAACCTTAAAAAGTCGTCGAAGTTTATTGGCTCGTAAATGTTGTACGCAATGTAGTCAGGTTCTCCCTCTTGAGAATCACGCTTAAATCCCTGATGGTTGATGTACCCTGCGTTTGGCTTTCCTGGCACATCGGATTGGAACGCTTTTACCTTTGTTAAATTGTCGTTTTCGGGTTCTAGGTATTGCGTGTCAAACAATGCTCGCACTTCCATCCATCCGTACCTATTAACGTCATCATCTGGCAAAGTGTTATCGGGATGAAGATCAAGCGTGTATGTCACCATCGCAGCATCTATGTATCCAGATGCAAGTTCGACGCTTACCTCTTGTGCTTCGACCTCCTGTATTAACCACATCTTTGGATCTTGCGTATTCCATGGAAAACTGTTAATCCTAAATTTGCGTTCGAGCATTTGTTCATAAGTAATGCTTGCCTCGTATTGTGTGTGCTTTAAACGAAACGTAGGTCGCTTTTCCATAACTGGATTACTCCACCAGTTGCCAGTTGGCGTAAGCGCACAATTTTTTTTGTTCTGCTCAACGAATCGCTCGTAATACAAGACTCGTTCCTGCTCACCTAGCGAGACGGATTGCACAGGCTCAATGTCTGTTATGCTTGCTGGCAGGGCTATTGGTGCGTTTTCCGCTTCCGTTGCACCACCCGCACCTGATCCACCGCTTCGCGCTGGCGGCGTTGAAAATTTTGCTTTGACCGTCCAGCGACTTAGTTTCTTAGGATTCTGCTGTGCAGTCTTGTCCCTGCAAACAACGTAAGGCAGTATCTTGGTTCCTGTCGAATAGGTGGTCTTGCCGACAATTGGAATTCCAGTTGCGTTGAGAACATCGTAGGCAGAATGCGTAGCGATATCTGCTCCAGTGACATCCACGCAATAATCCTGATGCCACTGCGCATTTACACCAACATTGTTATCGCCAGTAGACGAAAACGTCATTCTTTGACTGCGACCTTGTGATACTACATACGGCATTTGTTTTTCCTGTTTACCCAGCTACGGCTTGTGGAAGCAATGACGAAATTTCCTCTGGCAATGCTTCAACTGCGTTCTTCAATGCTTCCTGTGCTTCCATTCTAGCTTTGTGCCGTTTTTCCTCGCGACTGTCGGCGGAGTCTGCGTTTTTCATGGCAATGTCACGCATAATCTGGAACTCCTCTTTGCTGCCTTTTGTTGCAACCTGTGCTGCCTCTTTTTGACTTTCGACAATTTGATTAACTTTTGCCTCGATAAAATCTTTTGTTAACCTTTCCTTCTCTGCTGTCACTACACCTGGAGCATCTGCAAACATTCCCATTCTTTCCATACGGAATAAATCGCTTAATTGCCTTTCAAGTCCTACAGCTGGATCTTCATGTTGTCGCACAATGGCATCTCTTCTCGCTTTTGCTGCACGTTCTGCATTTTTTGCTTCTTTAGATGCTTCCTTAATTGCATTAAGCCGTCGTTCTTGCTCGTCTGCCTCTTGTTTTGCCAGTTCTAGCGATTGTGCTTCCTCTTCCAACCCTTCTTTTCGAAGATCCATTAGCAGACGAACATGTTCGACCTGCTCTTGTCCATACTTTGCGTAAATACGACCAATCTTTAAGGCTTGAATTTGTTCTACAGCGCGATCTTGCAACGCTTCTTTTCTTGCATCGCGTTCTTGTTCTTCGGCTTGAACTCTTGTGTCATGAAACGACTGCTCTGCCATTGCCATTGATCGCAACGCAAAACCCAATGGTTTTAATATTAAATTTGAGTTTTCAAATGATTTTGCGAGAAGGTCTGCATAAAACACTGCATCCTCACCTGCCATAGCAATGACTTTTAGCGTGGCGCGAGTGTTTCGCAAAATATTTGATATTGCTTCTGCGGTTCCACCTCCTATAAACGCTGGTGCAGCACCCATGTCGGCTTGCAGTTTTTGGATTTCGCCACGCAGAATTTGTATTTGACCGAATGGAGTTTTTCCAATTTGATCTAGCATGTTATTAAATCGACCACCTTCCGATGTAGCACTTTGCAAAGCATCGGCAATCATATCGGCAGACACAGCGCCTGCGGCCATTTCTGTTTTTAACTGGAACATGCTTTTTCCAGTCTTCTCCGCAATGACAGATAGTGGGTTAAAACCCGCTTCAATTAACTGTCTAAGTTCTTGACCTTGTAATCTGCCATTTGCTGTGATTTGTCCGAACGCTAGAGATAAACGTTGCAGTTGCTCTGTACTGCCACCAGATACATCACCCAATTGCTCCAAAACTGTGGTCACTTTGGACGTTGTAACTCCATACTGCAGCAACGTGCGCACCGATTGCTGCGATGCCGCAAATGTTAAGGGAGTGCGTCCAGCAAACGCACGAACATCGCTGATTAATTGCTTTGCTATCGCTTCGGAACCTGTAAATACCTCGAACGCTTTTTGCGACCGCTGCTGTTCCATAGCTGCCGTTACTGAATCTATTGCAAACCCATAGGCACGATATGCTGCACTAATGAACCCAATGTTTTTGCCTATTGCCACCAATTGTTTTTGCATAGCACTCATGGCAGTTGTTTGTTTTTTTATTCCTGCCGTGCCTTTTTCCAACGCGGTTTCAAATTGCTTTGCAATTCTCTCATTTTGCGTCAGCATTGTTTTCTGCTGTTCCGTTAATTTTTCTCCCGCAGCTTGTTTTCGCTTAAGTAAAACTACCTCTTGACGCAATTGTTTTATGAAGGCCGCGGCAGCGGCAGTGTTTTCTTTTGTTTGCAAGGCAACTTTTGCAAAAGACCCTGCCACAACTTTCATGTGATCGCCATCTACGCGAGCTAACCGCGTCAACTTATCAAATTCAGGAACTAATTTTCCTAATCCACCAGCAAGATCGCCAGCAAGAACTCTAAGTTCTTGCAATTCACGACCAGTCAATTTCATGCCTGCCACAGCTTTGCGGTGGTCAAACATGATTCGGAACCACATATCGCCTTGCTGTGGCATGACTTTTACCTTTGACTAGACATTAGTTGGCTTAAGGCTTGGTTGGGAGAAACGCCCTTACGGGTGCTGCTCATTTCATCGCTTTCAAGTGAATAGTAGGCAAACCATTGATCGACAACCGCAGATGGTGCTGAGTTGTACCATGCAATTGGATCGTCGATTCCCAGGTCTTTGCAGAGCATAAAAATAAACCTCAATCGACTACTGCGTTTAAGGACTTTCTTAAACCTGCCTATTCGCCCTTTTTTTTGGCAGACTCACCATCGTTGTTAAATTCTTGGACTGCTGAAATCAGTGGATTCAGCATCGCACCATCTAACGCACTTACAACGCTAACGTCCTCTGCCGAAAACATTGGCGTGTTTTTATCAATCATTACTTGGTCGATGATCATGTATACATTTCGCAACGCAAACTTTTCATCGATTAAGTTGCCGTTGTCGTCAAACCATGTACTTGATCGTAAATCAATTTTTGCACGGTCGAGACTCCTAATGCCAACGGTTCCCAACCCTGGCACATCAACTTCCTCGTATCTCGCCTTCGCTTTATTGAGCAGTTGCTCACGAGTGAGTGTAGTTGTCATGTTTACTCAAAATCCTCCAATAAATCAGGTTCTTCGTTTTCTGTGTCTTGCAATTCAGCTGGCTGCACTGAACCCAATGCTTCCCCAAAGTGCCACGAAACGTGCGTTTCGATTTCTGCTCTTTGTTCATCTGTAAACCGTAGATGAAGAAGCAGTTTACAATTTTTTGGGACACTGTCGCCATGCCTGGGAATAAACCCTGCATGCACACCATCCACGCGCACCCTCCACAGGTTTGGCCGCACTTCACGGCGCGAATCTGCTGCAGAGGTTGCGATAAATTCTTCAATGTCAACTTTCATTATGCTGCTTCTGCTGTGAAAGCTGGCTCCGTATCTTCGCCGTTAAGCTTGAAGACAAAAGATGCCTCCTGCAATTCGCCATTCTGCAACGTAGGCAATTGCAGCTCGCGAATATAACCATCGGCAACAAAAGTTGCATTCGTTGTGTTACCGCTTGTATGAATCGGCCAAGTGATTGTGATGACCTCTGGAACACCTCGAGCAAGCAATGTGTCGCTGTCCTGATTAAACAAAAAATTGACAGTGATTTCGCCAGCGTCTGTTAGGTCGCTTGCCTGAAACGTCTTGAAATTAGTAGTATCTAAACAAGAGGTTTCTAAATCTTCCACAGCAAAGTTTGGTAGCTCTACCGACGTAATGCATGTGCTAATTGTCGAGACAGACAATGCAACGGTAGCACCATTTCCAGTTCCAGCCATGACTCAACTCCTTATGAAGTGGTCGTCGTGTAAAAAACGTAAAACTCAAGAATGGTGATATACCATCGTTGATCGGTTCCTGAGAGCGGTCGATCTACAGCATGCCGCTCTCCATCTTGCAGCGAAATCTCATGGATAAACTGTCCAGAGTTGTCGCCCTCGTGTTTTTTTTCTAACGCCAACCTAACGGCATCAGCTAATTCTACAGATGCGGCTCTTGTGTTTGCGTAACAATCTACTTGCATTCTTGCTCTAGCAATTGCAGCGATATGCACCAAACACTCAGTTGGCAATGTGTCTATGATTAAATACCGTATCGCTGGCAGCGTTGCCTGCTGTGGCAAAGCATCGCTATACATGCGCGTTCCTACTAAGCCTGACACAGTTGCATCGGCTAAAGTAATGGATCGTATTGTTTTGCTAATGTCTGGCATTTAACGTTTCCCAAACATCACTTCTTTCATCGCACGCTTCACTGCACGCTTCATTAAATTGTTTATTGGTCGAGAAGCTGATGTTTTTGCTGGCCTCCAAAATGGATGCTCTGGCACTTTTTGGCCTTCTATAGGAGTTCCATAGATAACCATTTTGTGACCGTATTCAACCGACACAGCGTATTGGCGCACTAACGCAAACTTTTTACCGTCTGCATGAATGTCAACAACTTTGCCGAACGTGTACTTTGTGTTTCTTGCTGCCTTAGTTCTGATCGCGTCTTCCAAGTCAATGTCGGTTTTTTTACCCCAGCGATCACGACCTTCTGCTTTCAAACGCTTAATGTTGTTTTTTGCTTTGTAAGTGAAAACCTCTGCTGCTTCGTTCAAAGCTTTTTTTGTAATTTTCTCTCGCAGCAATGGTGGTGCAGCCTCTAAAGTTTTCTCAATATCCTTAATTAAATTATCGGAAAACGTAAATTTGACGGTTTTGCTTGCCATCAAACCTCTCTCCTGCATTCGACTCGCGTTTCCTTGCTATCGCCGTCCATGTCGTATACTGCGACAATCCCATATTCGACGTTGTTAATCGTCACCTTCATGTCGGTCGTGATGCCTGACGAGCCCTGGTACTCACCAAACAGAACGTGCGTCGTCTGTGCAGAAACCTGCTTGCCACGCAGCACCTCCCCACCAGTAGTCGTCAGCAACTCGCAAGGCCAAGAGGTAATCACGTTATCCCAGTCACTAGGTGTGGTGTAGGTCGGATTGCCGTGATCGTCTTGCGTCCCATCATGCTGTGAAAAAGTTGCACGATGGCGACGACGACCAATTGCACCACGATATCGAGTTCTCATGGGTACGCAGAGTCCTGTACGGTTCGCCACAATCTGTCGTATGCCATGCTCCAGTCCCGATCTGG